ACTTATCGCGCGCCGCCTGATGAGCCGCCGCGTTTGCCGTGCCGTTCGTGCCGCCGGTGAGCGGGGTCTTTGCAGTCGCGGCGAGAGACGCGGTAGTCTTCCACGTTACGAAGTCGTTATCCTTGAGCGCGGTAGCCGCAGCCACGGGCTGCGTATCGAGGAGAGTCGTATCGTAGTAGAGGCTGACGTCAAAGAGGTCAGCGTTATCAGCGTTCGCTGCGATAACCACATAGAGCTTGTTGCCGGCAATGCCGGAATACTTCGCCGTGCAGTAAGCGCAGGCAGCCTTAGCACCTCCACCGTTCAGGCGATAGGCGTAGAGGGTCTGCGTATACTGGAAGAGCTCGCGCAGAGGCAGCAAAGCGTCGTCGGTGTACGCATGACCGAAAATCTTGAGGCTGTTCTTCTGGAAGTCGCCGCTTGTCACGGTAAAGACCGTACTGTCGGGACCCCAGTCCAGCATAAGAGGCATAGCCGCGTAACCTCTGTCGGAGAGAGTAGCGGACGCCTTAGCCACGCTGGAAAAGTTGATATACGTGCCGGGGAGTACCTTATTCTGTACTGCCCAGATTCCACCGCCAAGGGCCATATTATTTCACCTTGCCTTTCATAAAGTTTTCGATAGCGGTATCAACCTCTTCGAGGGTATACCACTTACCGCCTTCCAAAAGTGCGCCCAGAAGGTCGCGGCGCTTAGCGTAGCGCTGAGACCTCAAAAGCTGCTCTTTGGAGTGAGTAGGAGCGGCGGGCTTTGCCGCCGCAGTAGCTTTCGCCATATCAGTTTCCTCCTTGTTCAATTTTCAGAGTTCCCATCTTGACCTCCTCAGCCGTCTTATACGTGAAGTGGTTATAGGAGACAAGGAAGTGAAGCACTCCGTCCGTCACCTGAAAACTCATATCCGTACCGCGCAGCTTATCGCCGCCGGGCAGGTCAATCACTTCAAGCACCTCGGTGAGGGTATCTGCTACGCCGTAGCAGTCCTCACGCCCGGCCTTCGGAAAGTAGAGAACATCGAAACGAGGAAGACGTTTCTTGCGCTGGGCCGGGTAGTCCGTGACCTCGGCGTTAACCAAAAGCACAATAAAAGCAGGTTGCCGAAGCCCCTGCTTTACTGCGTTTGATTCGATATGACTACCGGGAAAAGCGGACCGCAGGGCCAGCGTGATTCCGTCTAAGATAATGTTTGTACTAATTTCCGCCATTGCAGACCTCCTTCAGCTTTCGGAGCACCATCTTCTCAAGCACAGACGGGGCGATTCGTTTCAGCTTTTCCTCGGAGATAGTCAGCATGTACCGGCCCTCGACCCAGCCGCCGTTTACGGTACGGTGACCGAACTCGACATACGAGGCGTACTCGACCGGATTTATGATTTCGACCATATATATATTCCCGGACTTTGTGACGGTCAGGGACTGCGCGTACTCGCACCCGGCTTTGCCGTTCTTAGCGCCCCAGCCTCGGCGGAGAGTACCGCCTTTCTTGCCAGAGCCTTTCGGGTATTTGCCGACCGGGGTAGCCGGAATAACGAGAGCCAGAAGTCTTGCGGCAAGCTCTTTGCTGCAAGCCACGCAGAGGTCGTCTATCTCAGAGTCGCTCAGCTTTTCAAAACCTTTCGCGAACTCCCTGAACTGAGAGAAGTCGCAGCGTCCCCAGCGGGACATTAGGCGTACTCCTTGAATGGGACGAGCGGTATCTCCTGATGACAGCTATAGACCGCAGGCTCGCCGGACCTCGCATAAGCGGTAGTCCGGCCCTCCTGCGTTACGACTATCTTAGAGCCGGCCGGGATTTCCACGGTCTTCGAGATAAAGAGCTTGACCGACTGCTGAATCAGCGGCGCGCTGTCCTGCTCGGTCGTGCTTGAGATACTTGAGAAGGACAAACGGCAGGGCTCCCCGTGGAGCTTCTGGACCTCCGTGGGCTCGTCCCGGCCGTTTGCCTTATTTACCGCTGTCTCGAGGACATAAACGTCACAGAGGCCGTCCCAGAGCCTCCGTAGAGCATCCTGATAGCTTTTCACCATACCAACCTCCTAAACGCTGCGATAAGTTCCGCGTCGGGGTTTACCATCTTCACGAGCATTGCGTCAAACTGGTCCTCGAAAGACCCGGTATCTGCAATCGCAAAGGTGACGGAGGTATCGCCCTCAGAAATGCTCTTAGCCGGCGCGTCGAAGTCGTAGACCCCAGAGAGAGCGCCGGAAGCCTTCTTGTCTGTGAGGAACATGCCCGCAGCCATATCCGCCCAGACATAGAAAAGACCCTCCGGCACTTCGAGCTGATTCGTTCGCGCCTTTAGGGTCGTCTCGGCTTTCTTAATGTTGTAATCAAGCACCGCGCTGTCGGTCTCGGTCACGGTATAGCCGAGAGCCGACAGTCGGGCGGTTACTGCCGCGAGTATCTCCATGCTGTTCCTCCTTAGGCGATTTCGTACCAGCCCTTAGTCTTCGGATTGTCGCCTTCGCCGGGAGTAACCGCAACATAGCCGTTGCCGACCTTCGCATAGTAGGTCTTAGAGGCAGAAGCAGTCGTGTCAGTGGAGACTGTCGCGGTGCCCTTGAAAATCTTGACGTCCTTCGTCTCGTCGGTGAGGGCAGCCAGATAGTACTTACGGGAGTAAATGCTGTTCTCACGGGTGTTCGGGTCGCGCTCCTGCTCAACCTCAGTACCCTTCTTATTGAAGAGGGTAACCGCTTCCTTCGTCGCCATGTAGACGGAGCCGCTGACGGCGTCCTTCTTCGTATAGATGTTCACGCCGGCGACGGTGCCGATATAGCCGTTCTTCGCAAAAGCCTCAACATACTGCAGAGTGTCCTTGAGTTCCTTACGGAGCTCAGCCACATCCGCAGGAGAGACAAAGGCGAAGATAGTCACGCCCTCAAGGTCCTCGAGAGCGAGAACGGACTGAGCGTCGGCAAAAGCGTCGAAGTTCAGCTTAGTCACAACGACAACCTGAGTCGCCTTTGCGAACTCGCCGTAAATATCGGCGTTGACAGTGTTGAACATGTCGGTACCCATGTGCTTAGTGCCGACAGGGACGAGCTGCGGGTCGGTCATAGCCTGCTCATCGTAGTACTTGAATCTGTTCTGAGCAAGCTGAATGCGGTACTCGCGAGGAGTGAAGCCGACCTCAATGCTCTTAGAGTTGCCCGCACCCATAGCCAGCTTCTCAGTGCCGTCAGTAGCCTTGTAGACGTTAATCTTACGAAGCATGCCGGCCGTGCCCTCAAGGGCGTTGTCCACAGTGCAGAAGGTCTGCAAGTCGAGATGGGACTTGTACTGGTCCTCAATCTCGTTGGACAGATAAAAATTGTCGTAAACGGTATTAGCCATTATTTCGTTCCTCCATCATAAAGTTTTTTGTACTCTTCAGGGTGTTTCTGAGAGAAGTTAAATCTCTCAGTGGGAGAGAGCTTTCTGAAGTTTTCCAGCGTCAACTTGCCGTCAGGCGCCGGGTCTCCGCTCTCACCGGGCTTAAAGCCCTCAAAATTGTTCTGCTCTTTGGTCTCGAACATAAAACCGCTGTCGGGCGCGGCAGCCAGCTTCTTAATCTGGTCAGCCAGACCCTTGACGGCACCGTCCGCGTCGAGCTCAGCCTTATCAAGGTCGAGCAGCGCCTTCACGGCCTTTACGTTCTTCGCTTTGGCAGCAGACAGAGCCAGCTCAACGGCGGTATCGATTTTGAGGCGCTTGATTTCCGCCTCATGGGCCTTCGTCGCTGCGGTGTTCTCAGTCTGGAGAGTAGCGATTTGTGTCTTGAGCGCCTCGACGTCGCCGGTAGAGGCCTTGAGGGTCTCAAGTTGCTTGTCGCGCTCCTTGACGGTATCGGCGAGAGCTTTCTTCTCGGTGTTCAGAGTGTTGAAGTCTGCGCGCGCCACGAAGTTCTTGCCGATTTCCTCAGAGACCTTTTTATCAATCTCTTCGGAGTACGCTTCTCCCAAAATAGTTTTCAGCCAGTCCAACATTTTGTCCTCCTGTCTCCCGCTGTCCTTTTTATCCGGCCAGTCCCGGTATTGCGGGTACGCTATTTGTTGTCCGCCGCGTAAGGCGGTAATTTTTGTATGAAAAAAGCGCCTCCTGCTAAAAAGCAGGGACGCTCTAATCAACTATTGCTTCTGTGGGGCTCCACGGTCTCCCGTATCGTGTTTTAACTGAGGGAGCCTTAGATTTACCCTCTGAAAAATCAGGCTCATTTATGGGCTTTCTGGATTGCTTTAATCTCAGACTCGTAGACCTCAATAAGCTCGTCGCCGTTCTGAATCAGAATAGAATCCTCTTGACGTTCATCTTCGCCGGCGTCTTCCGCGTCCAAGCAGTCAATCCACTTACCGCGCACGGTCTTACCGGTCGTGCAAGTAACGACCACGCTCTGGTCGAGTAGTGAGATATACTTCTCAATCATTTTGCTGCTCCTTTCTGCGGTCTTGCCGGGACGATGTGCCAGCCCTTACGCTTAGAATAATGAATAATACCGGTATTTGTGGGAACTTCCTTACCAGTATACTTACTTCTGTAAATGCCGATAGCCTCGGTATGAGTGAATCGCTCTTTGTGATTCCAGTCTCCGGCGTTTGTCTTAAGGAACTGGCCTTTACCAGAGTACTGGTCATAGAGCATTTGCGGGTCAACCGTAAGCTCGCCTCGAGTGGGGTCGAAGTTTTGCCCGCCCCGAATATGCTTAGACTGGTTGCCTGAGTGCATTGAGGTCGAATAGCCTTTAAGCTCCTCTAAAACGGCGTTCTTAAATATATTATACCGTGTTTTTTCTGGTTGTACAACGTATTTTTCTTTCCAGTCTGTAAACTTCATATCCCGGGGAACAGCATAGCCTTTACCTTCACCGTCTCTCGCGAAGCGGTCTCCGAGACCCTGCATATCCTCGTAGTAGGGGGCGGTCGTGCCACGGCACCACGGATGAAAAGGCGGCGCGGTAACGCCGACTTGATACTCACTCATAGGATAGACCTTGCCGTCGAGCTGCGCGCAGAGGCTGCAAGTCTCATTGTCAAGGGTTTCCACGATAACGTACTTCTCGACGCCGAGGTCTTTGAAGCAGTCCTTGCGGGCCTCGTTCGCGAAGGCGGCACTCTCGGTCATAACCAAACGCCCGGCCTGCGACTTAGAGACCTGAAAACGGTCGGAGATAGCCTTGATGGCTTTATCCGGAGCTGCGCCTCGCATTATCATCTGGGTAAGCTGCGTGTTGACGTTGTTGACGAGTGCCTGCTTGTTCGCCCAGATTCTATCGCTGAAGGTCTGGCTGTCTAAGGTCCACGGCCGTGATAGTACTTTGCTGATAGCTTCACTGGTCAGTCCGTGAAGCGTCCAGCCGACCCCTATGCCCTTTTGGAGCTCAAAGGCGGTATGATAATAGCCTCGCTGGTAAACCTCGCTCAGGGACGAATTAAGGGCCTCTGTCTGCGCCCCGTGTAAGACCTCGGCCTGCTCCTGTAGCTGGAGCTTCAAGCTGTCAAGCCTTGACACGTGGACACGGGCAGATGCATTCTTAAGCTGCTTGAGCCACGCCTGAGAGACTGCGTTCTCTTGACCGTGTTTTATATACTCTTCAACGGTCCACCGGAACTCGTCAAGCTCCTGCGTGGTAAGCAGCTTATTCGCCTCGGCGAGCGTTATGCCGTTTTCGGCCGCAAACCACTGATACCATCTCGCGATTTGCGATTCTATATCCTGAATAGCGGTTGCATATTGCCGCTCGAGGTTTTTAACGTAGTCGTACCCCTTATCAAGCAAGGACTCCTCAAGAATCCGCATTCGGTTGGCCCAGTACTTATCATTCCTCATTTATTGGGTCACCGCCTTCGGGGTTGCGCAAAGCCTGTGCCTGCTCAAAAGCCGCTCGGTAGGGGTCCGTTTCCTCTTTCTGCTTTTCAAGCCGTTCAAGCTCGGCGGCAGGGTCGTCGACCCACGGGTGCATAGCGACGATGGTCTCATCGGAGATAATGCCGACGGACTTAGAGCAGTTATCGATAGCCTCGGACTCGTTGATAAGAATATCACGGTTGAAGATAACCGTAATATCTTCGCTCTCATACGAGCCCTTGCCGGTGTTGGCGAGGTAGGTATTGACAAACCAGAGAATCTCTTCAAAAGAGGCTTGCAGCTCGGTCTCCATCGCATTCGCGTCGAGGTCGATGTCGCAATACATGCTTTGAATGTTCATCTGATTAGGCGTACCGGAGAGACGGTCGTCCTTCGCGTCATAGCTGCGGAGGTTTTCAATGAGCGCCTTTTTCAGAAGCTCGAGGACGGTCTTATAGTTCTCGGAGTTTACCGAGATTTCGAGACTGGCCACGCCGCCGTCAGTACCCTCGACCGTGCGGACCTTGATGGCGCCGTAGGTCGTCAGGTTACGCCGGAACTCCCCGAGGTCCTGCCCGTCGTAGTTCTTGAGGACAAGAACGGTATTGCGGACGTCCTCCTCCATGTTGTTCACGAAGTCGGATTGCAAGAGGTTGATGGCGTCCTGCAAAGAGCGACCGCGGCGAATGAGAGGGACTTCCTTCGGATTGTACTTGATAGGGATAAGGGGGAAGCGCTCCCAGTTCAGGGGCTGCTCGTTGCCCTTGTTGTCTTTTACCTTAACGTAGGCCTGCTTCTCAGTGTCCGGCGTGAGTACGCCGTTCTCAAAGATGTAGGTCGTAACGCCTTCCAGCGTGAAGAGGTCGACCTTCTTGACGATTTTCTTCTCGGTACCGTAGTAGACCTCGACCGGGTAAAGGCGAAGAGCGGAGTCAAGCTCGGTGTGAGCTGCGTCCGCCCAGAACGGCATAATCTCGTAGCCGGGGAATACCCGAAATGCGAGCTCGCCGTTTTTATTGTAGTAGGGATAAAGCCACGAGATACCGGCATTGAGGCACTCGACTCCCGCGCTCTTGAGAGTACGCATAAACCTCATGCCGAGTACCTTCTTGACCTCGGCTGCGTAATCGTCATTCTCGCAGGAGAAGGAAATAGGCTGACCGAGAAGGTAGTTTGCCTTCTGGTCAACGTGTTTCGCGTACTGATTATCCACAATGCGGTTGTTCGGGAGATTCTCAATCACAATCAGCTTACCGTCAGGACCGATAGCCGTGCGCTGGCGTTTGAGAATGTCATGGTCTCCAGTATAGTACCGGTCGCCGTCAATCATCTCGCGCCGTTCGGGAGAGGTCTCCCAGTCGGTAAGCTCTCTCGCGTAGAACTCAAGCTCGGTCATAGGCCTGCCGGCGCGGAGGCGCAAATTGAAAAACTCCTGCTCGATAGGCTTCTTGAATAAGGGCATTTATCGCACCTCCTTAAAAACTGAATCTCGACGGCTGGAACGCAGCGCGGACGAAATATCTCGTATCGTCCATAGCGTGGTCGTCTGTTTTTAGCGGCCGGTCTTCGGCGGCTTTTTCGTCCCACCGATACAAACCGAACTCTCTTATACAGTCCGCGCAGCAGTCGCAAAAGAAGATGTCGCCGGCGTTCAGCCGGGTAGCAACATCGCGAATGCCGTCAAGGACTCTATTGCTTGCCTGCTCGACCATAAAGCGGTCATGTCGGCGTATGACCTCGATAAACGAGGCGGCGGACGGGTCAACGATGATTTTCCGAATCGAGAGGTCTCCCGCAAGCTCTTCAATAGCCGCGTAGTGCTCCTCGTCCGTTCGCTGATACCGTTCCTTGCGTCCGTCGTAGTAGTACTCTCGGACGCGGTACCATTTTCCCTCACAGAGGCCCCAGAGCCCGGCCGAAGTCGGGTTTAAGGTGCCGTAGTCGCAAGAGATGAGGTACTCCTCGTAATCGCGAGGCACGGAAGGGACTACATGATAGTCCTTATTAAACATTGTATATATCAAGCCCTCCGCGACGGTCCAGAGACCGCGGATATACCGGTCGTAGAACACGCCGGAGTACATGCCCTCGTATCGGGCTTTGATTTTCTCGTCAAGGCTGAGGTTGTCGTCCATCGTAAAATGCAGGTAGAGCATATTGCGCTCCGCCGCTTTACGAATCCACTCTTTATAAAACCAGTGGCCCGGCGACTCGGGGTTGCAGTTAAACCAGAACTTAGACCCGGAGACCGAACAACGCGCCATAGCCTGCTCTACGAAAGAGCGGGGCATAAGCGCGACCTCGTCGAAGAGGACTCCGGCCAGAGTAATGCCCTGAATAAGGGTGTAGCTGGACTCGTCCCGACCTCCGAAGAGGTAGTAGGTATTAGAGCGATTGCCGATGGTGACGACCATTTTATTCTCGCTGCGGCGCTCAGTAACCTCGAACATACCCTCAAGCCATGTGGGAATATGTACGATAACGTTACGCCGGAGCGCTTCAATCGTGCGGCCGCAGATAGCGAAGTTCTGTTTATCGAAGCTCGCCATGCTCCACATGATAAAGCCGATAGCCATTGAGACCGTCTTGCCGGAACGGATTGACCCGTCGCAGATAAGCCCGTCTCTATTCTGGTGTTCCGGTTTCGTCCACCAGAAGAGGGTCGCGTTCTGCCGAGGACTGAAGCTCTGGTATTGCACTCAGGTCAACCTCCTTTCCGGCAGCGTGAATCGCCTCGAAGAAGTTGGTCTCCTTCGCGTCAGACGACTTAATTGCCTCGTTAGCTGTATATTTGTCAATGACGATACCCATAGCGGTAGCAAGCTGATTGACCGTTGCGGCAGCGAGCTTGTCTTCGTCGCCCATTGCCGTAAGCAGCTTGTCAATCAGTCCGCAAACGTCATTTTTCTTAGAATCCATAAAGGCCAAAATGCTTGCCGTATTCTCAGCCTTTTTTTGTGCGACCTTTTGTTTTAGGTCGTTGTCACTTTTTAACGTGCGCTGAATCGTAGTCGTAGAGACGCCGTATTTCGCGGCCAATGCCCGAATGCTCGAGCCGTTCACCGATTCGGCTATAATCTTTTTCCGTTGCTTATCGGTCAGCTTAGCCACGTTCGTCCCTCCCTCGTTAGTTGTTGCTAACCTCCATTCATAATAATAGACGGAGCACTGCACCGGAGGCCCGCGCAGTGCTCCATCGAGAAAAAACTCGGACAGTTTCATCCGAGTTTTTCACCATATTATTTTAACATATTTGGTTGCGGCTCAGAGTGGCCAACTCCAATTATCCCCAAGGAATAATAAAACTTTTTTATGACGACGCATGACCCAGCGATAAGCGTAATGAAGCGCAACTGCAATTTCTTCCCAGCGCATATAGTTCAGATACCGAAGCTCCATCATAAACTGGTCCGTATCGTCAAGACCACTTTCTTTTATGAGCCTGCCGATTTCCAACTCAACGGCCGCAAGCTCGTAAATCTCAGCTCGAATTTCTGACTGTAAATCGGCAATAGCACATGCGGCGTCCTCGACTTTCTTAGATGGTGTAGGAGAGAACGAGGCAACTGGCTTAATCTCAGCCGTAATAGACTCAGCCCTGCGTCGCCATTCGTCTATACGGCGCTCCTTTGCGGCAATGCGTTCTTTTATTCTATATCCTCTGTTGAGGAAGTCCTTCACCTCTTGTGGTGTCATTTTGATACCTCCTTAATTCTGGCTTTCAAAGCCTCGAGGCAAGCGTTCTGCCTTACCTCCTTTGGCGCAAGTATGTCATCTAAGACACGGTAGTCATAGGTGCCCTTCATCAGGATATGGTGAATCAGGACCGTTTTCTTTTGCCCCGGACGGTGCAGCCGCTTGTTTGCCTGCTGGTAAAGCTCAAGACTGGTAGGAAGTCCGTACCATATCGCGATATGACCTCCCGCCTGCAAGTTCAGTCCGTGACCCGCGCTTGCGGGGTGAGCAAGCATAATCGGAATCTTGCCAGCGTTCCAGCGGACGACTGCGCCGTCGTCTTTAATGTCTACCGCTTCCGGGTACCGCTCCATAATTCTGTCGCGTTCATGCCGAAAAGCGTAGAATACCAAAACAGGTTGACCGTTCGCCTCTTCGATAAGTTGGTCTAACGCCTCGAGCTTGCAGTCGTGCAGGACCTTGACGTTACCGTTCTCGTCATAGGCCGCGCCTCCCGCAGCCTGCAAGAGCTTATTCGTCAGGACCGCAGCGGTTGGTGCGTCGATGTCGCCGTCAGCAAACGGGAGAAGAGTGTCCCGCTCGAGAGTCTTATAAAGCTCCATCGCCTCGGGGGTAAGCTCAAACTCACGACGGAGAAAAAGCCGGTCCGGTAGCTGTAGGTAGTCCGCCGCGTTCATACTGATACAGAGCTTACCGATTTTCTCATAGATAAGGTCCTCCGCGCCGTCTTTCGGTTTCCATGAGAAAATGGTCGTGGCGTTCCGCTTATCCGGGACGAAGTAAGTATCGCGATACCCTGTCAGGGTTTTGCCGAGAGCCTTACCCTCATCAAGCAAGTACATCTCTGGCCAGAGGTCAAGCAGTCCGTTCGGCGACGGCGTGCCGGTAAGACCGACAATCCGCTTGATGTACTTCCGCACCTTTTTCAAAGCCCGGAAGCGCTGCGCCTTACTGGACTTGAAGCTCGAGAGCTCATCGATGATAACCATATCAAAAGGCCACTTGCTTTTGAAGTAGTCCACAAGCCAGACGACATTCTCGCGGTTGACGATATAAATATCTGCCTCCCGCTCGCAAGCCGCGATACGCTCAGCCTTCGAGCCGAGAATCAGCGAGAGTTTCAGGTGTTTCAGGTGGTCCCACTTCTTGACCTCGGGAGGCCACGTTTCCTTTGCTGGTTTCAGCGGAGCGATAACAAGGACCTTACTCACGGCAAAGTAGTCATTCAGGAGCTTGTCCGCAGCGCTCAGGCTTGTTACCGTTTTCCCCATACCCATATCCAGTAAGAGCCCCGCCTCGGGGTTATCGAGAATGAACTTCTCCGCGAAGTCCTGATAATAGTAAGGTTTATATTCCATCGGCTTTTAGCCTCGCTTTCAAATCCTCCATATCGGAGATACGCCAAACAGTACAGCCGAGCCCCTCTAATGTCGCGATGACCTTTTTCTGCCTGACACTCAAACCGTCACTCAGCCCCGGCCGCTTGACCTCTATAAAAATTATTCGTCCCCCCGGCAATATCGCGATTCGGTCAGGCACCCCCGGAGCTCCCGGGGACACCCACTTGTACGCTTTACCGCCGAGGGACTTGATATACGCACAGAGCTTTCGCTCAAAAGTGCTTTCATACATAAAATCCCTCCTTTAGGTAGTCGAGTAGCGCGTGTAACAAAGATTCCCTATATATACATGTAATGCGAGGGGGCGACGGGATTGCGTCGAGTGTCCCTTTACTTTTTCAAAAAATGTTTTTAAGATTTTTCGACTACCAGTACTACCAAGTAGCCAAAAGCATTGATATATAAGGCTTTTTCGAGGTAGCAGAGTAGGTAGCACTTTGTTGCAAGTAGTTCTCAAAGTGCTACCTTTGTTGCAAGCGCGCTTGTACGACCTACCCGCTAACGAAAAAAGTTGGCCTTTCAAGTGCTACCTTTGCTACCTCAGACCTCTTTCACGAAGCCCCTCTGCCTGCCGTAAATTGCTCCGCAGTTGACGGAGGTGGACAACCGCCAGCCCGGAATCATGCGCAGAAGCCCGATAATCTCGCGGGCTTGAGTCTGCGAATACCTCTTCGGGTCTCCC